CCATGTTCGCGTTGAATACTCTCGTTTAATCGTTTCAATAGCATCTTCGTTTGATGGTTGTAAAACCATTTTATTGTCTCGCATTCATCGCCTGCGTAAATGGACGCTTGCAACCACATGAGAAGGTTTAACACCTTTACTTTTTCTAATTCGTCTTTTGTTATTTCAGTTTTCATCTTATTCTTCAAATGTTTCTTTGTAGTATTTTTTAAAATCGCCTTCATCATTGAAGCTATCAGCTGATCCACATAAGTAAGCACTTTCCATTTCATCCTTGTGCATTGCTTTGGCTTTTCTCAAAATTGTATTCCAATCAAATTTGTCTTTTGGTGTGTATAATAGTTCAAAAAATAACCATTCAACACTGCTTTGTTTACTCATTGTCTTGTCCTCCAAATGTTTCATTCCATAATTCAATAAACCAAGAATATGTTTCATTGTTTGGTCTAACATCTCCATGATTGTCATACCAGTCAATTATTTTCAAAAGTTTTTTTAGTTGATCATTATACATTTCTTTGGCTTTATTCCAATCTCCAAGAGTCAAATCTCTTTCTAATTCAGTGGCTTGCAACCACTCAACACAACTTTGTTTTTTACTCATAACTCATCATTTATTTCGTTAGCTAATAATTGAAGCGCGTACTTTGCGCCTGCCATGAATGCGAAATAAGATTCACCACTCATGCCGTCACCGCCGAATGCAGCGTAATACTCGGCTTGCATTTTAATCATTTCATTTAGTTTCATTTTGTTTTGTTTTAGATTTCAAATATATTAAAATAATTTAACCAAAAGCATATTTACCATAATTCTTTTTTAATTCGTAAAAGCACCGCATCATAATTGCATCTGCGAAATCTGGACTAATTCCGTATTTCTTTTGCAGCGTTTCTTTGTTCGTTACGCGCAGCTTTCCATCGCTATCTATTTTCTCGCGTCTAATCATTTCGAGTTCCTTCACGATGGTATCTTTGTGAGTTGATTCAAATGTGATGGCGTTGGTTGTAATCAATTCGCCTAACTTAAAATAACAATCAGCTTTGAGATTCATATAGTTATCGCGCACTGCTTTTGATCCGTTCAAAAATCCCTTGCATTTGAGGAAGTCAACAGCACCGCCACCAATACCATCCTCATCACATAATACGTTAGACAGTCTCACGCCATTCGATTGCGCCAGTTGGTTGATTGTGTCCACGACTTCGTTAATTGGCTTTTGTTTTAACACAATAAACTTGGAAGCGTGTAACCCATTCCACAATACAATAACCGTCCTATCGTCTCCCATTCGCGCAATATCCGCAGTAATAAACGCATCGTTATTCGCGTTTGATTGTGGAGCGCGGAAGCATCGAAGTAAATCATCGTAATTATACAAGCGGTCTTTTGTCTCATCGTAATCCCAATCGCCTTCCAATAACCTTTTGCGGTCAACTTCGGGAAGCATTTGGAGCGATTCAAGATACACTGGCGAAACGTGTGGGTTATCCGTTGGAAGTGCCTGAATAAAATCGCGGTCGCTTCGAATCGTTCCGTTTCTTTTCGCATCAAAAAACTCGGTGTATAACCAACCCTTGTGCGGATTGCAGGTCATGAGTAACTTTGGTTTGTCATTGATTAGCTTGTAACGCAATCGCGATGAAAGGATGTCGATACATTTTTGTGATACTTCCCCTGCCTCATCAACAAACGCGTCTGTTAATTCGATAGATCCAAAACGCTGAAACTCTGGATCGGAAGGAAGGTCGGCTAAATCCATCAAGATTATTTGACTGCCATTGAAGAATTTAACTACATGGTCTTGACCATTATATGTCCAATGTTTATCGGGTTGCAGTCCATGCGCTGCGCATAATTCAAAGAAGGTTGCCATCGTTGACAATCGCAGTTTCTTGAGTTCAGACCTACCAATTAAACCGCGTGTGCCTGCGTATTTCAACCTGCGTTTTATTTGCCAATCACAACCGAGAAATGACTTGCCTCCGCCTACCCCACCACCATACAACAACTGGCGGCAGTCGTTATCGATGGCGAGTAAATTTAGAGCGTCAATTTGTTTCTGATGGTATTTCATTTATTTGATTAAATATTATATCCATTCGGATTAATTGCTTAAGTAGGTTTTCGTTATCACATTGTTTTTTTATGTGATACTTTTTACCATACAATTCAAATCGGACGTTGTAATTTTTCATTGTGTAAATGTTCAATGGTTTTAAAAATTTCGTAAGCAACCTGCGGCACTATTGCATTTCCATATCCTTTGATGCTTTCTTGTCTCCACTTTGAAAAGGTAATTCCGTCCAGTTCGGTGGGAAGCCCATCATCTCCGCCACAAACCGGGGATTGAGATGGGAACGAGTCCCATATATTTCGTTGATATGACTTCCCAAATCGTCTCCTTTCCAATTTTCCGTTTTCCAATGCATATTCTTGTCCGATGTTCGTGGAGTCGGTAGCATTCCTTTGTCCATCATTCTCGTTAATGTCATTGAGTGCATACTCCCTTCCTTCACTTGACTGCTCTGCATTGTCGCACTCGCATTGGTGCTGTCGAATACTGTTGGTGTTGGTAGAAGATTCCAAGCTGCCATTCGTGTAATTGTCAATGCAGATTGTTTGTTCGCCACTCGTTCCTTTACTTTTTCGGATGTTCCCATATTTCCATCTTGCGCTATTATTGTAGGCAACAAACCATATTCGATCTCTGCGGTGTGGCGCACCGATGGCACAAGCTGGCAGTAATATCGGTTGTACTTCGTACCCACAATTTTCCAGGTCAGCGCACACTTCTTCGAAGACCACTCCCCCGTTCCAATTAGTAAGTCCACGAACATTTTCCCCCACAACGTAGGTTGGTTCAATCTCTTGAATTGCTCGGAGCATATGCGGCCAGAGATGTCGCTCGTCCTCTTTCCCAAGTCGTTTACCTGCTGATGAATAGGGTTGGCAGGGGAATCCACCGGTAAGGATGTCAATGGATCCTCTGTGAATAGTGAAATCTGTTTTTGTGATGTCTTCATAACTTATTGATTTTGGAAAATGATACTTTAATACTTGGCGTGGAAAAGGCATCCATTCGCAATGAAAGATATTCTCCCATCCCATCCATTCGGCAGCTAAATCAAAGCCACCAATTCCGCTGAATAATGAACCGTGTTTCATTTTTCTGATGGTATTTCATTTATTTGATTAAATATTATATCCATTCGGATTAATTGCTTAAGTAGGTTTTCGTTATCACATTGTTTTTTTATGTGATATTTTTTACCATACAATTCAAAGCGTACGTTATATGTCTTCATTTAGAATAAAGTTGGATGTATCTTTTCAATTTTTGTCTTGTCGAAACCAAATTCTTTCAAATCTTTTTTTGATTGTTTTTCTTCAGATAACCATTGATTGGCTTTTGTCCAAAATTCTTTTTTGATTTCAAAACCATATGATTTGCGATTCAATCGTTCAGCGGCTATTAATGTTGAGCCACTTCCGCAACATGGATCAATAACAACATCGCCTTCATCTGTAAAAATTTCAATCAAATTTTTTAATAGTTCAACTGGCTTTTGTGTGGGGTGTATCTTTTCACTTTCATTATCGCGTGGCCAATCCATGCAATTAAAAATCATCTTGCCCTTATTCCTAAACTTTGGAAGGCGATCACGATAAAAAATTAATCCATATTCGCAATTACCGACAACCTTCATATTTGCTTTAAGTACCTGCGCGCTGAAATTCTTGCGAAATACCAAATTAATATAGTTGTTCAATCCGTATCTCTTTGCTAATTCAATAAGATACATTTGTTGGTCAAATGCGCAGAAAACAATCATGCAAGGTGAATCACTTTTTTGCCTTCCTTCGCCTTCAACTTTTTGTTTCTTTGGTTCATTCTTTAACATAGTTGAGCAAAAGTGCATAAATTCAGCAGGTCGGAAATCTTTATCAGTATCAAAAAATTCTTTACCTGCCAATTCACTTTCTCCATTTGAATTATCTCCATCTTTGTACCATGCTGGATTTGAAGCGTACGCATTGTTGCCTAAGTTGTAAGGAATATCTGCAATAATCAATTGTGCTTTTGGTATTGCGTATGATTTGTAATTTTGGAAATGATCTCTGTAAATCATAATTTTGTAATTATTCGTTGTTGCAAAATCGTGCTATCCATGATATCAGCGTATAACTTACGCATCAACTCTTTTTGAACTGATTGGTTGAAGGAGATTTTTTCATCTTTGTTCATCCTCTCCAATCGTGTTTTTGTTAAGTGCAAATCTTCAATAACTTGAAATCGTGCTGCGAACTTCCATTGCTTCCACTGCTCATCTGTCCAGCAGTCATCGTTGATAGCTTCAAGTTCGTAAAATTTCGCAATGAAGTTAGGCGCAAGAATCATTACCGTTGTTCGTTGGTTGTCCTTCCATCTCTGAATGTCAGTTGTAAACATCTCCTTCCAATTGATTGGCTCGTTGTATTCGGCAATGGGTGTTTCCATCTTCGTTTTCTTTTTTTCGAGTGCGATGTTCATTTGGTTACGGACATTCATGTAGTTTTTTAGCACATCCGATTGAAATTGGATAGTTATCATTCCATAGTTTTCAACTCGTGGAAATTCAACACCTGCCGCGTTCATCTCAAAGGCCAGTGCATATTCGCCAATCGTCATGTACGGATGGTAATGTATCGCGTTAGTAAATAGCATAGCTACTTCTTCGCTCGATGGCAGTTGTTTTATTCCACTGATAACGATGGTGCGCGCAATCAATGACTTAAACATTTGCATTGTGATATCGCAAATACGCGCCTGCTCCTTTGCTTCAAGATATGCGCGCTCATTCGCTGTCAATCCACTCTTGTAATTGAGTCCTTTGTACTCTACCAATTGATTCATTGTTTTGATTTTTATTAGTTATGAATTCGTGTAATTTCCAAGCACTTCTCATTGCTGCTTTCCAATCCTTCATCTTCTTTTTACCGTAATACCAATTGGTGTTGGTGTAATGGCTAATGAAGATATCCGCAAAGTTAAGCGCATCTTCCGTTGATGCTGTGGGCATTCGCTCAATGAAGTAATCAGCGACTTCCTCAAGCGATGGCGGTGTGAATTTGCTTTTGTCGATTTGCTTCTGCTCGATTAAGTAGTCGAGTTTTTGCTGCAATTTTCGCACCTCTTGCAAGATTTCTGTTAGTTCGTTCATGTTTCCATTTGTTAGTTAGTAATTCGTCAAATGTATAAATTTTTTTATTATTCAAGATTCGGATTATCTCATTTATTTTTTTGAGAAATCGCTTATCCGTTTGCACCAATGCGTTAAAGACCTTCATGTTGTGGATCATTGTCGCATGGTGACGGTTAAGGTGGCGTCCTAATTTGGCAAAACTCCAATCCGTACCCATTCGTAAAAACATCGTGTAAATAATACGAGCGTCATTGAATTCGCGATAACGAGCGCGGCAAAATACTTCGTTGGGTGCAATCTTACACACGTTGCAAACGGCTTCCAGGATTGTGTTGGTAAGGTCATCACCATCTGGTCTAACCATTTTCTCTTTGTCGTATTTGATTACCTCAGTTAGCGTGGAAGCGTTCGGATTGGTTACGATGTCATGCAATAGATCAAAGGCAATTGGAGATTGGATTAGATTCATTTTTAGTTTGTCGTATGCGTTCATTAATTGCTTATTCATCACCTTCATTTTTAATTGTTACTACACTGCTATTGATTGCCATCTGCACGATTATCTTGACATCGATTTTCAGCTCATCAGATAGCTTTTGGATGTCCATTAAACGCATATAAACTGGATAGTTAACGTAACGCCACGCGGTTGGATAGCTCACTCCAATAACACGCCCAAAGTTGAGCGTGTTTTTGAAGTTGCTTTTGATTAATTGTTGAAAGTCGGTTTTCATTATTCTTTTTTCAATTGTAATTTATTAATCCATTCGGTTGGCATTCAGAATGGCAAGTCATCACCCATGTTTCTGATTTCTTCCTCTCTAAAGTTCTGAATAATACCACTACTCTGATGGTCCATCTTGCGATCATTCAATGCATTGTCAACAGCATCTTGACTCGCCTGTTGTCCAGTTGTCAAATAATGCTCAAAGTAAAGTGCATAGTTAACGTACTTTGAAGGATGTTCACCTGCGCCAATGGCATCCACAGCAGCTTTTAAAGCAACCGC